CGCATAACAGTCGCAATGCTATAAAGGAAAGGAAAGGAAAGGAAATTAAAATAGATATAGATAGCAGTAAACTGCTAAGTGTGTTTAATTCTATTTTAGGAAAGAAAGCCAGAGTTATACCAGAAAAAGCTAAGAAACAAATAAAAGCAAGATTAAAAGAGGGTTATACTAAAGAGGATATAGTAAATGCTTTACACAACGCATCTAAAGACCAACACCACTTAGATACTAATTATAAATATCTGACATTAGAGTTTATTACTCGCTCAGATAAGTTAGAAAGATTTGTTAATATGGGGGACTATAAAATAAAAACTCAAATATTATGATAAAATCTAACGGAGAAATATTAGAGCAATTATATTACTTGCATAAAAACGGAATACCAGAGGGAAGTAAAGTAGGATTAAACACTTTTGATGAGCTATTAACATTTGTAAAGGGAGGTTGTACAGATATTACTGGATACCCTTTTTTCGGTAAGTCTTTATTTTTAAAGGAGATAATGATGGGCTTAACGCTTAACCAAAATTGGAGACATTGTGTTTATATGCCAGACGATGGAAGCGATACAGAGGTAATATCAAACCTACTACATAAAATGACTGGCAAAACATTTGAGAAAGGTTATCCTAATACAATTACTGAGAAAGAAATAAGCAAATACTCAAGCCAATTACTTGATAAATTTAAGTTTATATCAGCAGAGCATAGCATTGAGCCGGAGCAGTTTTGGAATTATGCTAAAGAGAATGAGTGTAACTCAGCAGTAATTGATAGCTGGAATTATTTAGCTCACAAAGGAGAGCCAACTAAGCCAGAGTATTTACGCAAGATTTTATCTATTAGAAATAGGTTTATGGAAGTAAATAAGATGCATTCTTTTATAATCATTCATCCTAAAAACCCAGACCCTAAACAAGTAAAAGATGGTAATGTAAAAAAGCCAAGCGTTTACGATTTAATGGGTGGTTCAGAGTGGAATAACAATGGTAGAAATATTGTAGTAGTACATAAAAACTCTAAGGATAATCACGAGCCTTATAAGGTTACAATAGATAAAGTTAAGCCTAAACATTATGGGCAAAGAGGAGAGGTATTGCTCAATATGGATTGGGCTAAACAACGCTTTTATGAGTTTGACCCAGTATATAATAAAAAGACTTATGCTTATGGCAATGAAGAGAAGATAACCGACCCAATAAAATCAATAACACACAACACAAATGACCCCTTTTAACGATAGTAAAATAATACAAGAAGCAAGGCAAGTAATATCCAGCATAGAATTAAAGCTAATGAAGCAACAACCAAATCAGAATAAACAAAATAGCGTAGATAAGCTCAATAGTCTTATGCACTATACTTGTTATTTAGAGAAGCAGAATAACGAATTTTATGATAAGTTTACAAATCAATTACAGAGGATTAAAATGCTTGAAAATCACATAGATAATCTGCAAAACAAAATTAATGTTGATAAAAATATTAGGGAATTATGAACAATTTGTATAGACTTGCATACAATATGAACCACTACTATACATCAGACGATGAACGAGTAGCTAAGAGCATCATAGATAGGAGGATACACGAAGCAAAGGCAAACGCTCTAAGCGAACAATTTTGGGAGTACGGATATAACTTTTGTAGCGACTGCTTAAAATCTAATGGAGTACGTTTAGATTGCTCACACAACATTTCGGTAGATGAAGCTCAAAAAACAAGGCGAACAGAACTGGCTTGGGATGTAAATAATATTAAAGTAAGATGCAGAGAATGCCATCAAAAACACGATAATTTATGAGCATCAAAAATAAATATAAGGTTAAAATAATAGACAAGTCAGATACTAAAGAGTGGTTAATTAAAAAACACTATTTAAAAAGGATGACAAGTTTTACGTTTGCTTTTGGTTTATATTTTAATTTTGAGTTAGTCGGAGTTTGTACTTTTGGTAATGCTATTCCTTTACAAATGAAAAAGTCTATTTGTGGTCAAAAATATATGGGATTGGTTTATGAGTTAAATAGACTAATAACTAATGATAATTTAGATAAAAATGCAGAGTCTTTTTTTGTATCTTCTTGTTTAAAGCTATTGCCAAAACCCACCATAGTTGTTTCTTATGCCGATAAATCATTCGGACATAATGGTTATATATACCAAGCAACTAATTTTTATTTTACTGGCGAGAGTCACACACAAAAAGATTGGAAACTAAAAGGCAGAGAACATATACATAGCAGAACTTTGATGGATGAATTTGCTTATCAAGAAAATAGAATTGAAAAATTAAAACAAAAATATGGGGATGATTTATATCAAGTAGAAAGACCTCCAAAAAACAGATATGTTTATTTCTGTGGGTCAAAAAAACAAAAAAAAGAATTATTCAATAATAAATTATTTAATACAAAGCCATATCCAAAGGGAGATAATGTTTATTATGATACAAGTCATAAAACATCATATCAACGAAAACTAATATGAAAGGATTATACCAAGTAACTGCAATGAGAGCAAAGAAGATAATTAGCGAAGAGGTCTATGGTAATATAGCTGAAAAAAATACGCTATTTAATCGCTTAATGACAAGGCATAAAATACCACATAGCAGAAGGCACGAATGGAAACTACAAGAAGTAAAATTAAATAAAGAAATAAATGACTAAAAAAGAACAGATGGCACATTTCGGTTATATGACTGGAGAGATGAGAAAGACATTATTTAGCAAGGGTGATGACTATGCAAATGAGGATAGGTTATCTAACTTTAAATTAGCTGGAGCTATTGCTGGAGGAGATGCAAGAACTAACTGCCTAAACCTAATATCTACTAAAGTTGCAAGATTGGGGGTGTTAATTAACTCAAACCAAGAACCTAATAACGAGAGTATAGAAGATAGCGTTTTGGACTTAGCTAATTATTCCGTACTTTTGTCAATGATAATAAACGAAAATAAGTAAAATGGAAAAACAAGAAAAAGTATTCGCAGACGGATTTATGTTTAAAATGAATCCAAATTCTCCAGAATGGGTAATTGGTGGTCTTAGCTTAAAAGCTGAAGATGCAATACAATTTATTCAGAAACACACAGACAAAGGTTGGGTTAATCTTAAAATTAACATCGGTAAAAGTGGAAAGCCATACGTTGAGCTTGATACTTGGAAGCCAGAACCAAAGAAGGAACAAGTGGCTGAGGCTTACTCAGAGAGCTTACCCTTTTGAAATTAGAAGAGATATATTTTGATAATAGCATACGAGATTATGCTCTAAAACTTACTGGCAATAAGCTGGAAGCAGAGGAGCTAATCTCTACTGCGTTTGAAATATGCTTGTCTAAGCCTCCTATTGAAAACCTTAAAGGCTACTTTGCAATGGTTATGCGTAACCAATATCTAAAGAAATGCAAGAAGCAAGACCCTTACTTTGATAACGAAAACTCTGAACATCCAGAAGTTGAGCAAGTGCTTGATAGGATGAATCATTACTACGCTAATATTCTAAGAGCTATTTCTAACGGAGAAACCTTAACCCAAATACACAAGGGTGCGTCTATTGGTTATAGAACGCTTAGAGATGACTATATTAAAGCTAAAAAACAATTTAAGATAATGTACGAGAATAAGATTAAGATAGCAGTTATTATAAGAGGTATTAACGGAGTAAGCTATCATAGGTTGCTTATGCCATTTGCTAAGATGCAAAGAGATTATGGTATTGAGGTGGTTGTATTGCTAAATAAGAATGACGAGTTTTTTAATAACTTAGAAGGAGTAACTCACGTTGTTTACAATAGGAATATATCTGGGCTATTGCAGCCAGAGGAAACCTTTTTAAAACTAAAAGCAAAAGGAATAAAAGTTATCTGTGATATAGACGATTACTGGGTATTACCTAAAGGGCATCCGATGCGATACTATTACCAAAAAACCAACCTCGATAAATGTATTGTTAAGAATTTAAAGTTAGCTGACCAGATATGGACAACAACTTCTATACTGGCAGATAAGGTAAGACCATACAATAAAAATATAGTAGTAATTAAGAACGCTTTAGACCCAACTGAGAAGCAATTTGCTTATGATGATTTAAGCCTTAATTTTGATACTTTCTTTTATTCTGGTGGTACTACTCATTTAAAAGATTTAAAGCTATTAGGGAACGCTTTTGACGATAGTAAGCTATTAATTAAAGCTCCAAGATTACCTAAGCGAATGAAAGCTATAAAAAAACAGATAAGCGATATACAGAGTTATGCTGACGATTATAAACATTGTGGTATATGTGTAATACCTCTGCAAGATAATGTATTTAATAGCTGCAAATCTGAGTTAAAAATGATTGAGGCTGGACACTTTGCTAAGCCAGTAATGGTTTCGGCAGTAGAGCCTTATACTTTGCTATCAACAAATAAAAATAGCCTAAAGGTATATAATAATGAGTGGGCTTCTGCAATTAAGAAGATAAAAGGCAACCACACAATGCAAGTAGATTTAGGCTTAAAGCTAAAAGAGGACATAACAATTAAACACGATATAACAAAAGAGAACGAAAAACGCTTACAATCATTATGAGTGAGGAATTAGAAACAAGAATACGAGCCATTTATAATATGAAAGGAGGCAGACTTGACCCTAAATTCTATGCTGAGTTTATAGAGTTATGCCAACAAGATTTTAGATACAGACCAGATGTAAGTTGTGGTAAGTGCATCTACAAGCACGTTGTTAAATTATATGATAAATACTTTAAATGAAAGTAACAGATATTAAAAGCAATCCTAATAACCCTCGTATAATAAAAGACGAGAAATTTGAGAAGTTAAAAAAGTCTATTAAGGAGTTTCCTAAAATGATGGCTTTACGACCTATGGTTATAAATGAGGACAATATAGTCTTAGGAGGTAATATGCGTTTAAAGGCATTAAAAGAGTTAGGATATACAGATGTGCCAGATGAGTGGGTTAAAAGGGCTGAGTATTTAACAGACGAAGAGGCAAGAAGATTTATTATAGCAGATAACGTAGGCTTTGGAGAACACGACTGGGATATATTGGCTAATGAGTGGGATACTGATGAGTTAGCTGACTGGGGTTTAGAGGGATTTCCGTTTAATGCAGATGAATTAGAAGAGCCAATTAAAGAAGATAGGCAAATAGAAATATGTGATAAATGTGGTAGAGAAATATGAGTACAAAAAATGACATACAAAAGGCTGCAATGCTTGAGGCTTTAGAAAAGTCATTAGGGATAGTTACCTCTGCTTGTAAGTCAGTAGGAATCAGTAGGAATACACACTACACTTGGCTAAAGCAAGACGATATATATAAAGAAGCAGTAGAGGATATAGAGAATATAGCCTTAGACTTTGCCGAGAGCCAACTACATAAGCAAATAAAAGAGGGCAATACTACTGGAACTATATTTTACCTAAAGACCAAAGGCAAGAAAAGAGGATATGTAGAACGTACTGAGATACAACAAGAAACGACCTTAAAAAGTCTTGATATT